TTACACACTCACAGCATAGGTTTATTCCTACGCCCCCGGACCCGGGAGCCAAGTACTGGCCGGGACACCTGTTCCCACAGGTGTCCATCCGTACTTGATTTGCGTCATTCTCGGGATGATGACGGTTGACGGATCCCCGACCGGCTTTTGGACCATGTCCCGAAGCAGTCGTGGCCAGCCATCAAGAGAAGACTTCTTCCGCTTGCTAGAAAGCTTCGGAAGTCTGAACTCATGATGCTGGAACGAGGCATTCCACCTGTGCTTGAACCTGAGTTCGTTACAGGACTCAGCAAGAGCAGAAAGTGGAACGTGTATACAAGGAAAACCAGACTCTTTTGTGCCGAACGGAATCGGCCCATAAAGTTTGGTTACCCTAGCGTACACGTATTCGTATGCAGCTCTGTAACCCCGATCTTTTAGATCGTTGCAAAGGGTTACATACGATGCATAAGCCTCAGCGTCAACGGGGGACCCAGACCACGGGGTCTTGACCCGCTTAGGCGTGACATTGGTTCCCTTAAAGGCATCAACGCCACAACTTTCGCGGAAGAACCCATGGATACAGGACTTTTGAGTATTGACCTTAAGGCCAGCACTCTCAAGCACCTGTATGCATCGGTCAGCCTCGCCTGTGGGAACGATAATATCGTCGCCATAGACGAAGATGTCCTTAACCGCCTCGTCAAGTGGCATTTTAAGCCGCCTGATCCTAGCTGCGACAAGGAGGACCCAGAAAACGTACGCTTCAATGGGAAAGCATAAAGCTGAACCCATTGGCGCAAATTTCTTGAGTTGAACCACTCTGCCATTGGGCAGAGTTGTCGCACTCGAGCGTGTAGCCTCAAGAGCTTTAAGTAACGACGGTGTGCGTTTAAACACCTGGCGTACGAGCTCTAAGGAAACACGGTCCGAAGCATCTTTGAGGTCTAGAGTAGCATAGCGTCTGTCGATTGAACTCGACATAGCTAGCAACTGATTGACTTCTTGATGCTGGAAGTTAATCCGGCCTTTTGTCAAAGGATTTGACTCCAGGTGGGACATAACTTTCCGACCCAGA